ATCCGGCCCGCAGCGGGGGGCCCTGCCCAGAACGTCACCACGAGCGGGGCGTCGTTGTCGAACGTCGGCCAGGTCGTGAACCGGATCACCGCCGGGGCGGAGTCGGAGTCGACAGAGTAGGTAGACGGGGAGATGGTCACCCCGCCCACGGTGATCGCCAGCGGGTGCGTGCCGTCGACCAGGATGGGCGGGACTGGGAGCACGGGCCCGACGGCCCCGCGGTGGCACCAGTGGTGGCCCCGATCGTCATAGACGAACGTGGCGCGGAATTGCCTGGTTGCCAACGTTGTCCCGATCCTCTGTTCCACCAGCCGGCGACCGGTGGAGATCAGCCGCAGGAGGAGCGCGTCGTCGTCGGACTGCTCCGGCAACAAGCCGACTTGCCCCTTCGCTGCCGCGAGGGAGACCGGTTCGACCTCCGGCTCGGAGAGTTGCTTCAGTGAGCGGAGCTTCAGCATGGGGCCCCCGGATCAGTTGGCGGGGCGGCGGCCACGTCGCGGCCCGTCGGCACGCTCGACGGAGTCATCGGGCGTGGCAACGGCACGTTCGACTGGGAGCTCGACCGGCTCGGGCGTGGCGACAAAAGTGGCCAGGCCGCAGTCGACGAGGTGGCGGGCCATGCCCTCTGGCAGTTGGACCGTGGCCCCGGCGGCGTGGTCCCCGTAGTCCTGGCGGAACTTGATCGAGACGGTCGGCATGAGATCACTCCGGAAAGGGTCGCGGCCGGGCGAGGGGGTGAGCCTCGCCCGGCCGCTGGAGACGGGCGGGAGTCAGAAGCCAGGATCAGGAGGTGGCTTGGACGATGGCACCCGCGTACTCGGGGCCGTGGTTGCTCAGACCGAACCGGCCGTGAGCCAAGAAAATCGTCTGGTTCTCGCGGGCCTTGAGCTCGCGGAGCGGGGTGACCGAGAGCTCCTTCCGCATGGCCAGCGCGGTGGTCATGCGGTAGGCCCCGTAGACGGCGAGGACGTTGGCCGGCAGGGCGTCGGTCTTGTAGACCGGAACCCCCCACACCGACATCCCCGGGGCACCACCACCGACGAGCGGCTGGACGAACCGCGTCCCCTCGAGGGCGAGCAGCTGGCCCCAGCCGGCGGCCGAGACGACCCACGCGAAGTCACCCATGACCATCGGATCGATGGAGCCGATGACCGTGCCGATGTTGGCCGAGGAGATCGTGCCGCCGACAGCCACGGTGGCCTTACGTCCCGAGGTGATCCCGGCATACAGACCGGCGATCGAATTGCCGCTGTGACCAGCCAGCCAGGTCGAATCGTAGAATTTGGCGAAGGCGTTGCCGATGTACTGGGTCACATAGCTGGCGACGTCGATGGGCGAATCGTTCAGCAGGTTGTTCGAGACATCCACTTCCGCCTTCGCGTCGTAGACGGTCAGCGTCACCTTCGAGGTGGTCGGATCCTGGGCCGTGGGCGCGGTGTTCTCGGCCACGAAATCGGCGGTCACCGCCGCCAGCTTCGGGACGTCGACCGTCCGACTGTTGGTGTTCAGCGTCAGCGCGAGTTGCGCCCCGATGCTCTGCCGGTTGATCACGTTCACGATCTCGCTGTAGAGATCGACCGGGGGATTGAACTCGGGGCCGGCACCGGCGGAGCCGGTCTCGGACAGGGCCCGGGCGTTCACCGTGCCGTCGCGGAGACCGCGGAGGTACTGCGAGACGCGGAGCAGACGAGCTTCGTCGGAATAGACCTGCCGCCCGAACGATGCCAGCTGCGGTGCCTGGGCCTGCTCACCTTCACCGGTGCCGCGGTGCTCGGCCGCGTTGCTAGCCGCAGTCCGCAGGCGGGAAAGGCGGGCGTCGGTCGCGTTCTCCCGCTCGAGCTCGGCGGCGATCGCATCGGCACGGGCCTCGAGTTCACCGAGGCGGCCGAGGTTGTCGGCCTGTTCCTGGTCGCTTTCGGGGGAGGCGGACCGAAGGGCCTCGATATCTCCGTGGATCTTCGCGGCTTCGTCCTGGAGCCGGCGGCGGTTGCTGACCACGACGCCAACGACGGCGAGGGCGGTGCCAGCCTCACCGGAGTCGGTCGAGAACCAGCCGGCGAGGGCGAGCAGGACGGCGAGCAGGAGGGCGACGGGGTTCATCTCGTGATCTCCGGAGTCGGTGTGCGGTGTGAGAACCAACGCACGATCACGGAGACGGACATACCGGTGAAGTTGCCGGTGGTAGCGTACAACCGACGTTACTTGCGACAGCCGCAGGGGCAGTCCTTCTCACACCGCATCTCGATCCGCCCATCCGGCTTGTAGATGCCGCCCTGGCACTTCCCCCCGCAGCCACACTTCGCCGGAGCCGGGGGCGGCGTCGGGGCCGTCTCCGGTGCCAGGCTGGCGTAGGCCGCGGCGACGGCCGCGGCGGCGCGTGGCGGTTCGCGGTCGATCTCCGCCGGGTCGGCGGAGAGGGAGGCGAGGAAGGCCAAGAGCGAGCGGTACAACGTCATCACCAGCCCTCCCCGTGATCGACCACGCGGTGCCCATCGGCATCAACCGCCGGCGCGTGAACGAGATGCCGCTTCTCCTGCGGCGGGGCCGGCTCGGCGGCGACGGCCATCCACAGCCCGAGCCGGGCCGCGGTGCGGGTCATCCGGGCGAGGGCATGCAGGACCGGCCGCTGCGTCTGCGGAGCGATCGGGCTGGCCGGCGATGAGCCGAGCCACCAGCCGCAGGCCAGGGCGATGAGGACGGCGAAGACGATCTTGCGGTCGATGGTCATGATCTGCTCACGGGGCGAGGGAATAGGTGCCGGCGATCGTGGAGGCTGGTTGCGGGGCGGCGGGGGCGGGCTCAAACCACTGGCCGTTGTCGATCGGAACCGGTTCCCAGTTGGCGGTAGTCGAGAACGCCCACGAATCACCGGCAGCGAGCACGGCCTCCGCGTCCTCGCGGGTGATCCAGAACGATCCGTCGGGCTGGTCGGCCGGATACTTCCCGCCTCCCTGTGGTGGCCAGGTGACGTCCCACGAGTTGAAAACGCAGGCCCCGTCGCGTGGTTGCTTCGTCCCCGGCGGGGCGTTCTTCGCCCACCTCAAACCACCGATTGCCATCTGGTGCGGCCACGTTCCGTTCCGCCGGATGAAGCCGTCGGCATCGCGGGCGCTCGCCTGGAATCCGACGTTGCTGGCGATCGTGACCGGAAGGCCAGAGGAGATTGCCTGGACGAGTTCGTCCCACGATTCGACGCGGGCGATCTTCTTGATGGGGTGCTTCTTGGCCTCCTCATCGAACCGGCCGCGGTCGTCTTTGCCGCCGTTGCCGTACGCGCCCCATTCACGCTCAAGGCTCTGTGCGTCCGTGAGGTCGAAGCCGAACTCCGGGTATGGCTTCTGGTAGGTCACGCCCCAATCGCGGAGCCACTTCGCGGCGTGGAATCCCGTCGATCCGTCAGACCATCCGCCGACCGGAGACAGCCCGTCACCAGGGCGGCCCCTGGCTTCCACGCGCGACCCGCCGTAGATGCTTGGAGTCGATGGCCGCAGCGGGGCTTCCGAGTGCAGACCAGCTTCCCATGCGAGGGCTTCGGCCATGTAGACGGCGTGGTGGGCACCATGCGCGACGCACGAACCAACCGAAGCCTGGTTGCTGACCTTGAACGGCTTGCCGTACCGGGCGCGGCTGGCCTTGTCGACGGCCCTCCAGAGGAAGACATCCTGGCCCACAGGCACCGCCATCGCGTCTTCCGCTGCCGTGGCGAACACGCCTTCCCTGCCCATCGAGCGAACGAAGGCGTCGGCCTCGCGGCGGTGATCGACCCAGCCGAAGCCGGTCTCCACCTTCCCGGCGAGCCGGTGCGTGGCCCGCTCGACGAGCGCGCCGACGATCGCGGCGACGACGACGAAGCCGATCGCGGACCAACTCCAGATCTGGGCGCGTTTCGTCATGGCAACCACTTGTCGAGGAGTTGGTAGGAGAGGTCATCAAGCCAGTCGGCGGCGTGAGACAGGATCGCGGCGACCAGCGACAGCGGCCAGCCGACGAGGATCACGAGGAAATAGGCGGCACAGCAGGCGACTTCTTTGACGAGCGTCATCGTGTCGCCTCCGCCGCGGCCTGCGACACCGCCCGGTACGCTCGCACCCACTTCGCACGGGCGGCAGCATCGACCGGCCCGCCCTCGGTGCCGGCCTCGGCGTCGAGGAAGCGCTTGATCTCGTCGCGGACGGCTGGCTGCCGCGCCCCGAGCGAGACGCCCCGCGTCCGCAACTCGCGGGCGGCCCGGCGCAGGTCATCGAAGGCGGCCCCGGTGCGGAGACGCGGCTCGGTCTGTTGACCGTCCCACTCTATCTGGCCGGCCAGCTCATCAAGCAAGGCGGCCGTGGTGGCGGCATCGGCCGCAGCGTCGGGCCCGACGAACCGACCGCGGAGATCGAGCCCGACCACCGGCGAGGGGCCAGGGGCCGGGGCGGGGGCCGGTGTTCGCGTTTCCCGAATTGCGAAAGCCACCATCGCACCGGCGGCGAGGATCGCCAGGAGCGTCAGCGGGTGCGGGCCGCCGGCCTGCGGGGCATCCTGCCGGATGAACTGAGGCGCAGTCAGCGGCGCAGGCAGTGGCGACAGCGGCGGCAGCCCCGCCGGGGCGGCCGGGCGGCTCCACAGCAGGTAAGCCACCGCGGCGGCGGCGGCGAGCATCCAGAGCGGCGGGATCATGCGGTCGGCTCCGGGGCGGCGGCTCGGGTCAGCGTCAGGATTTGCTCAAGGGCACCGCCGGCGGCCGAGAGAACGAGCGAGCGAACCGCCGGCCGGATCACCCACCACACCGGCTTGGCGACGAACGGGACGCAGCTATCGGCCACCGCGTCGAACAAGGTGCCGACGCAGGCGAGAGTCCACGCCTTCTTGCCCGGCCCGTCGAGCGTGTTGATCGTGTCGAGCCCGGCCACCGCTAGGCGGATCACTTCTACGACGAGCGATCCGAACTCGCTGACGGTCAGCCCGCCGGCGGCCTTGAGCCTAGCGCCGGCGATCAGAGCGAGGACGGCGGATTGCAGTTGCTCTGGCGTCATGCCTGGCCCCCTTTCAACGCGGTGTCGAGGCGGGCGACGGCCTGCTCCGCGCGAAGCAGGGCGGCCCGGTTGGGGCCGCTCGAGGGGACAACCTCTGGGCTATCGTCGATCCAGACGTCGACAGCGAAGCCTGCGGCCTTGGCGGCGTCGGCCTTCTGGGTGTTTGGTCCGCAAAGGATCAGGGCCGAAAGAATCTGGAACTCATCCCCGAACGAAGCCCGGATCGTCTGGCGGTTCTCGGACGTGTCGTCGCGCCGGGAAATGCAGATGACCTCGACCATCGCGATCTCCGCGGCGTGGAGCAGCTGGTCCCACATCGCCGGGTTTCGGGCGTAGGTCTGGTCGTAGTCGATGCAGATTGTCACCGCTTGCGCCTCCAGATTTCACGAGCCGGAACGGACACACGGGCAGCAGCGCCGCAGGTGCAGCGGAGGTACTGAACCGCCGATTCACCGGACCGCTTCGAGGTGCGGACTCTCATCCGCTCCCCACAGCGGCAGCGGTGGTCAGATGCCATTGGCTTTCATCCTCGCGAGGGCGGAAGCCGCTCGGGCCCCGATCAGCGCGTCGAGCTTCTTGCGATCGGCGGCGGCCTTGCGGACCTTGTCGGCCTGGTCGTCAGCCTCGCGCTCCGCGATCTGCCGGCGCTCGGCCTCGGTGAGGTTGGCGGCGGCGAACAGGTCGCGACGACGGAGGGCGACCGTTGACCGGGGGTAGGCCGGGCGGGTCACGACCGAGACGTCGTAGAGGCCAGAGACGCGGTGGATGGTGCGGGTGATGTTCCCCCGCTCGTCGGTCGCCCACGATTCATGTTTGGGGTCGGCCTTGACCGTGAAGGCAAAGGACGAGCCGGCGACGTATCCGCCCCGAATGAGGGTCAGGTACTCGTCGACGCGGGCCGACGGCTGGGGCGGTCGGCCACGGTACTCGAAGCCCTTCTCCCCCTCGGCCAGATCGAGGGTCTTGTTTCGCGTCCGCCCGAGGGGGAAAGACTCGTCGTGGTTCCACGCGAGGACGACATCAAGCGATCGGCTCTTGAGGACATCGGTGAACGCCCCGGGCATGAACCGCTCCCGGAATCCCATGTCCTCGGACCAGGAATCCCACGGGGGAGCCATGCCGGAGATCGTCGGCGGGCCGTCCTCGCGCTCTTCCACGCCCACCGGGGCGAGGTCGGCCACTAGGAACCGGGTCTCGATCTCTTCGCCTGCCTCGTCGTGCGTGCGGTACTCGATGCTCATGCTGCAACCCCCTTTGCACCGGCGACAATGTCAGCGGCGGAAGCGGAAAGCGTTGGGTAGGCCGCGGCGATGACAGCCGTGGCGGCGGGGGCGGCCAGCGTCCCAGCGGACACCGCAGCCAGGACGGCCAGGAGCGACGAAACCTGGGCCTCGGAGAGGGAGGAGTCGGCCGCCTCGCGGAGCGGGACGAACCCGCTCTGGATGTAGGTCTCCTTCGCGGCGGGCTCGTCGAGCTCGGGGAAGTCCTCAAGGTCACGCATCTCGGACGGGCGGATGGCTCCCCACTTGGCGAGCGTGTCATAGAGAGCGCCGCGGGCGGCGCTGTCTCCGCGGAGGAGGCCTCGGTTGTCGACCTTGTACCGGCATCCCGCGTACTGCGGGCCGCTGACAACAGGGGAAAGGATGGTGCGATTCACCGCCCCTTCAAGCCGCATCTCCCAGGGGGTCAGGCACCACACCTGGGCCGACAGGTGCTCTTGCTCGGTGGTTGCGTACTTCATCGCCTCGCGGACGCCGACGAGGGAGCCGGGGACGCCGAAGATGGTGGCACACTCTGCGGTGACGTCGCGCCGCAACTGCGAGAATTCGGAGGCTTCCTGGCTGTTCGATTCGATGGTCTGGAGCTTGGCCTTTCGTGGCAGGATCGCAGCCCCGCCGCGGTTCCTGGAGCCGCCGTAGATCTGCCGCCACTGCTCCCGGAAAGCGTCGATGGCCGGCTGGTTTAATGACTCTTCGGTCTCAATCACAACGTCTGGCCTGGCACCGTTGGCCCAGAAAGCCCGGGCCGCGATGTCGAGCTCTCGGGCGAGGGTGACGCTGGTGTTGCATAGGGTCGACGGCACGAGACCGACGATGCCGTTGTCGGAGATCCAGCGGACGTGCAGGATTTCGTCCTGCGAGAAGTTCACCCAGCCGGTCTGGCCCTGCGGCCCGGCCCCCTGCGGGTACAGGTAGCGGTAGCCGATCGAGCCGTCGGACATACGCCGCGGGTCCATCCGGCTCGGGTGGAGGAGCTCGAGCGAGGAACAGAACCCACCGTCGACACCGGGGACGATCCGAGAATAACCGTTGCCCCACAGAGCGGTGTGGTAGATCGTGCTCTCAATCCACTCGTAGAGCGACTGCGTCGAGTTTGGCCGGTCGGTGAGAACCGAATAGCAGGGGAGGTCGATGGCGGCAGACTTCCGCCCGTCGGGCGTGGTGCGGATCACCCTCGGTGGCATCGAGGCCACGGCCTGCGACAGGAAACGCACGCACGACAGAATCGCCGTGGTCCTCACGGCAACCTCGGGCGTCACCGCGTCGGGTGAGATCCACGCCGACCAGGGCCCGGAGCCATCGGACAGGCCGCGCAGCTCCACCGCCTGGGGCGGGAGCGCGGGGCGGGCTCGGCGGAAAGGCAGGAGGTCGAGGAGTCCCATGGCAGCATGGGACAGGGCGGGCCCGTGGCGGTGAAGTTACAGGGCAGTGAGGGCGAACGTTCCGCCCTCGGGCTCGGAGTCCGTCGATGCCAGGGCGAGGGCGTTGATCAAGGCGAAGATCGGGTCGACCTTCTCGGAAGACTTCGCCTTGTCGGGGCGGATGTTCAAGTTGGGATCCTCCCAGATGCAGACGTTGTTGCTGGCCCACGACATGATCGGGCTGCGGTATCGGAGCTTCCCGGACTTCACCAGATCCTCGAGCATCTTCGATGGGCCCGTTAGGTAGCCAATGCTCTGCCGAATCTTGTGGACCTCGATCCCGTCCGACTGCATCTTGGTGGCGATCCAGTCGAGGTGGTACGGGTCGCCTCCGACCCCGCGGCATTCGTGTCGCTTGAGGAAAGCCATGATGTCGGCGTGGACTTTCTCCTGGTCGATCCGGCTCCCCTCGGTGACGGTCAGCCAGTTGTCTCGGACCCATGCGCTGTAGGGGATGTTCTGCTTTTTCTCCCGCTCGATCATGCTCTCCTCGGGAACCCACGCCAGGAGCTCGGCATCGAAGGAGCCGTCGGGGGAGCGGAAGAGGAAGACGGCCGCCGTCAGATCGTCGTGATCGGCCAAGTCGATGCCGACCCAACACGGGCGGCCGTCGAGGGGCTCGGGCGGATCCTGTTGGCAGCGAGTGAACTCGTCACCGTGGAACCAGCGGTTATCGCGCTCGGTCCAGACGTTCAGGGAGTAGCGGAGCCAGCGGGACATCTTCCGCGGGTCGGTCTGGGCATCCTGGTAGTCGGCCCGGAACTCGTCGAGCGGGAACGCTTCACCGAGGGCCGGGTTCGCCTTCTTCCAAACCTCCTCGGACGAGAAGTCATCGTCAGGGTCGGCCGCGTAGATCAGGCCCATGAACGTCGGATTGGAGGCCGGGTCTTTCATGACGAGCTCGGCGTCGTGCCACCAGCGGAAGCCGATCCCGTTTCGGTCATCGCCGGCCGTGGAGCAGGTGGCGACGAAAGAGTTTTTGGTTGCCCTGGTGGCGTACATCAGGGCGTCGACAAGCTTCCCGCCGTCGGTGTGCGCGTGGATCTCGTCGATGAGTACCGAGCCGTTCAACCCTTCGTTGGAGCCGCTGTCCTTGGAAAGGCAGCGGATTACTCGGCCCGTCGACTTGTTCCGGATCGTGGCTTTCGAGTCGATGATCTCGAAAATGTCATCGAGGAAGGGGGAGCCTTTGATCGAGGCGACGGTCATGTCGAAGATCGTGCGGGCCTGGCCGCGATCCTTGGCAGCGATGTAGAGGTTCTGGGTCGGCCTGTGGGCCCCCGATGTCATGAACACGCCGAGCGCCGCGAACAGGGAGGATTTCCTGTTCTTCTTCGGAATGAAGACGGCGGCGCGGCGGTATCGCATGCGGCCATCGGGATGACGCCAGCCGAACAGCTGGCGGATGGCATCCTTGTGCCAGCCCAGAAGATGAAGAGGCTCGCCGGTTCCGTCCGGGGTGGCGAGGAAATCTTCCATGAACTCGATCGGCTGATCGGCCTTGGTCTTGTCGAAGACAAAGCCCTCGACGAACTCGGGGCGATCACGCCCCGATGAAGGCGCGGAACTTGGCGGCCTTGGGGTCGACTTCCTTGGCATCGTTTTCCTCGAGCGGGATCCTCGCGTCTGATGCTGCGGTCATACCGAAGTCTCTCGCCAGGGCAAGCCAGTCTCGCCGCTTGTCTCTGACGATCTTCACCAGCGCGTGAGGGAAGCTGCCCTTCTCCGTTGTGATCGTCAGCTCCTCTTGGGCGAGCTTTGCAGCCGCGGCATCCATCTCGGATTTCAGGATGCACATCATCCCGAAGGCTTCCCCGAGCTCGGGCCGCAGCCGGCGGGCCTTGATCAGCGCGGGGGCGTTGGCCTTCCACCAGGCGGCGGCGGCCCGGTCGGCTTTGACCGTCGCGGGCATCGTCACCGCCGACGGTTTTGGCGTCTTGGTCTTTCGGTGGAGCGTGTTTCGCCCCCGAAGGCTTTCGCTGCTGCCCGGTTTTGGTAATGGGCCGCGGGTTCCCATGCGGTCTCCAAGAAAATCGAAAACTCCCCAGACGCTCACGCAGGGA